CCCGAGGTTGATCTCCACCCCAAACAACGCCTTGCCTTTGCGACCATCGCCAATGAGATCCTGTATGGCGGGGCGGCAGGTGGTGGCAAGTCGATGTTCATGCGGTATCTGGCGATCTTTTGCGCCACGTTCATGCCGGGGATTCAGATTTACCTTTTCCGCCGCACCTTTCCCGACCTCGAGAAAAACCACCTGCAAGGCCCCGACAGCATCCCTTCCCTGCTGGCGCCGTACCTTGCCGCCGGGTTGGTGAAGTGGAATCAGTCAAAAGGGATCTTCTCGTTCCCCAACGGCAGCCGGTTGTTCCTCTGCCATTGCCAATATGAGAAGGATGTTCAGAACTACCAAGGAGCAGAGATCCACCTGCTACTGGTGGACGAGCTGACCCATTTCACCGAGAAGATCTACCGCTTCCTGCGGGGTCGCTGTCGTTTGGGCGGATGGAAGCCGCCGGAATGGGCAAGACACCTCTTCCCGCGCATCCTCAACGGCAGCAACCCTGGCGGCATCGGGCACAACTGGGTCAAGGCGATGTTCGTGACCTGGCAACCGCCCATGAAGATCAAGCGAGCCCCGAAGGAAGACGGCGGGATGCTGCGCACCTACATCCCGGCGCAGATCACCGACAACCCGACGCTCCTCGAGAATGACCCGGAATACATCAACCGCCTTCACGGCCTGGGAGACCCGGCCCTGGTAAAGGCGATGCTCGATGGTGATTGGGACATTGTTGCCGGCGGGGCGCTCGATGACGTCTGGAGGACTTCAGTTCACATGATAGAGCCCTTCCAGATCCCGAGAACCTGGCATGTCAACCGATCATTCGACTGGGGCAGCACCGCTCCCTTCTCTGTTGGCTGGTGGGCTGAGTCGAACGGGGAAGAGGTCGAGCTGCAAGACGGGCAAAAGAAGGCCTGGCCGAAGGGCACGCTGTTTCGCATCGACGAATGGTATGGCTGGAACGGCACCCCAAATCAAGGGTGCAAGAAGCTGGCCGTCGAGATCGCCGACGGCATCCTTGAGCGCGAGGCGAACATGAAGCTCTACGTCCGGCCCGGCCCGGCTGACTCGTCAATCTTCGATGTCGAAAACGGCAATTGTATCGCCGAGGACATGCGGAAGAAGCGGGTATCCTGGACGAAGGCCGACAAGAGCCCGGGCAGCAGGAAGAATGGCCTGGAGAAAGTGCGGCAGATGCTCAAGGCGTGCCTCGTTCAACCAATGGAAAGCCCGGGACTCTTGGCGTTCAACCATTGCACACATTTCTCCAGAACCCTCCCAGTGTTGCCCAGGGACGAAAAGAACCGCGACGACGTCAACACCGAAGCCGAGGATCACATCTACGACGACACCCGCTACCGGGTGACGGCGCCAATCATTCAATCCAGCGTTCAAGAGGTATAGCATGAGTGCAGTAGCAAAAAGCATAGTATCGAGCGGCGATAGTATCAATTCCCCGATGACCGAGCATGTAACGTGGTTGCAGGAAATGGAGTTGCCCGAGGCACTGAAAGGCGGGACGAAGGCAATGCGGGATGCCGGTATCACCTACTTGCCGAAAGAAGACGGTGAATCGGATACCGCTTATCAGGCCCGGCTGAAGCGCACCTTCCTTCTCAACACCTACTGGAAGACAATCACCAAACTTTCGTCCGATGTATTCCGCGAGGATGTGCATGTCGGCCCCGAGCTGAATGAGGGAATTGCCGTCTTGCTCGACGACATCGACCGCAAGGGAAATTCTGTCACTCAATTCCTGCGGGTATTCTTGCAGAACGCCATGCACAAAGGCGTCAATCACATGATGATCGAATACCCGGCGGTTACCGGAATCACCAAGGAGGATCACAAGAAGGCCGGGGCCAGACCGTATTGGGTGGAGATCTTCCCCGAGAACGTCATCGGCTGGCGGTTCGAAGTGAAGAACGACGTCCCCAGGCTCATTCAATTGCGGGTCAAGGAGACTGTCGAAATCCCTGACGGAAGATATGGAACGAAAACCAAAGAGCGGATTCGTCTTTATGAACCGGGAACCTGGTCGGTCTGGGAGGAAGGGAAAGACGGATGGGCAATCGCCGTCGACGACAAGGGGCAGGAGATGCAGGGCAAGACCTCGCTCGATTACATCCCCCTGGTGACCGTCATTCTCGGAGACCCCCTTTCCAGGATGACCGCTCGCCCTGCCCTTTACGACCTGGCCGAATTGAACCTCATGCACTGGCAGTCGTCGAGCGATCAACGCAACATCTTGCACTATGCCCGGCTGATCACCTATTTCGGCAAGCAGCTCGACGTCGACCCGACCACGCAGAAGATCATCTTCGGCGCCAACCGCCTGGTTCACTCGACCTCTCCCGACGCCGATCTCAAGGTTGTCGAGCATTCCGGGAAAGGGATTGAGGCCGGCAGGGCTGACCTCAAGGACATCGAGCTGGCAATGAGCTTTTACGGCCTCTCGCTGATGATGCCCAGGACGGGCGACACAACTGCAACGGCCAAGGCAATCGACAAAGCTGAGAACGATTCGGAGTTGGGCGGGTGGATCAAGGCGATTGATTCGGCGGTTCAGGTGGCACTCAAATTCACCGGCAAATATCTGAACATCGAAGAGCCTGGCGACGTCGTCAAGGCAAACGTCGACTTCAGCGCGATGATCGGCGGAACCGAATCGGCCACGTTGATCGAATGCTTCAAGTGCGGCCTTCTCCCCCGCCAGCTCGTCATCGATGAGCTTATGGCTCGGGGAATCATCACCGGGGACTATGATCTTCCTGATCTGGTGAAAATGCTTGAAGACGACCGAAGGAACAGTGCTCTCCTGACTCCCACTCTTGGCGGTACTTTCGGAGCAGCAGGTCAAGGCGAGCAGCTTCAAGATCAATGACATCCGAAGGCACCAACAGCTTATCGCCCGGCCTTTCTGTTGGTGCCTTCGGAACGAACTTCAAAACAATTCCCATAAAAACCTCAATGAAAATAAAGCAATACAGATTTGAGTCAAAAATAAAGTTGTTCAATGTCGCCGACGTCCATCGAGCGCACCCAAACTGCGACGAGGAATTTCTTCACAGGATCATAAACATCATAAAGGACGATCCAGAAGCCCGATGGGTGAGTACCGGCGACCTGGGCGAGCTGGCATTGAAAGACAGCAAGGGCGACGTCTATGAAGCCGGCAGCCCACAATGGGAGCTTGATACACTCACCTCTGAGTTTGCTCCAATCGCTGAAAAGTGCCTGGGGTTCGTCCACAGCAACCACCATGTTCGCGTGCAGAAGGCCTCGGGGGTGAACTTCGATAAGGTCTTGGCCGGGCAACTGCGCATCCCTTTCCTCGGGAAAACTGCCGTCATTGCCATCACCGTTGGACGCTGCACCTACTATGTTGCCCTGCATCACGGCGTCGGCGGCGGCACCAGAGGCAACAAGGTCAACCGCGCCAAGCAGTTCTCAGGGCAATATCCTGGGGCCGACCTCTATCTCACCGGCCACGTCCACACCTACGATTCTTTTCCCGTTTACCAGAAATATATCGACAAGAAAAGGATCTCCATGAACAAGGTTGTCGCCTGGCATCAAATCGGCGGCCATTTCCTGCGTTTTGAAGATAGCTATGCCGACGAGAAGATGCTCGAGGAAAGCCCGGTTTGCTGTGGTGTTACCGAGTTGAGCGGGTGCGCGACAGGAAAGAACCAAGAAAAGAAAATCAATTGCTACGCAATTTGGGCGAAATGAACGAAACAGAGCTGATCATACTGGCAAAGTTGGTTGAAGGCAAATATGAGCTGGAGAACTTCACCAACGCCAAGGTCGCCTCATACCTCGGCGTATTGGAAGAAGTCAAGAAGGACATCTTGCTCAAGTTCGACGAGATGACGAACAACCAGCAGTCGAGGGCGAAAACGCTTGTTGAAACGATCGACAAGGACGTTGCCGGGTTGAAAACCTATATCGCCACCGACCTCGCCAAAACCGCCGGGGAGGTCTCGCACGAAGCAGCCAAAACGCACTGGGCGACGTTGAGCTTTTCTGGCAAGGCGGCCAAGGTCTCTGCGGTGACGCTTTCCCCGGCAATCATGACATCGCTGTGGACGACGACGCCGGTCGGCGGTCAGACTCTTTCGACCTGGGTCGACAAGACCTTCGATGCCGGGATGAAAGGGCATCTTCAGGCCGGGATTGCCAAAGGCCTGATCAATGCCGAGTCCTACTCACAGGTAAAGAAGGGTCTGGATGGGGCTTTCGACATCTCCAGTCATCACCTCGAGACCCTCACCAAGACCTACATGCACAGCGCCAACATGGACGCCTTGCAGCGCACCTATCAGGCCAACAAGGACATCATCAAGCGGGTTCGGTGGTGCGCGGCGTTCGAGGGCGGGGCCGGGAAAGGGCGCGGCACCTGCTTGCGCTGCGCATGGCTCGACGGAAAGACGTGGAAGCTCGAGGACGCCCCGGCGTGCCCGATTCACCCTCGTTGTCGGTGCGTTCTTTCCCCGGTGACCGAAGCTGGAAGTATGGGGCTGTCGAACGCCGACTTCAAAACGATCGCCCGGCCCTACACGGTGTGGAATGACGGCAGCGTCACCAAGGGAAGGCTGAAGCTGCTCGATGCCGGCCGGTGGACGGGCACCTTTGAAGAC